TAACAAGATTATTGTGGCGACTTACGGTGTGGCCGCTGTGGGTATTAATATCCCCCGTATTTTTAATCTGGTTCTTCTTGAGCCCGGAAAGAGCTTTGTTAGAGTTATACAAAGCATTGGGCGCGGCATTAGAAAAGCAGACGACAAGGATCATGTAGAGATATGGGATCTAACAGCCAGTACCAAATATGCTAAACGCCATCTTACAGAGCGTAAAAAGTTTTACAAGGATGCCAAATATCCTTTTACTATTAAGAAAGTCAAATATCAATAATGCAAATACTCACACTAGAAGATAAAACATTTTATCTCAACGAACTTCCAGAGGAAATTAATGAAGATTTAAGATTTTCTGTTATGGATAATTCTGATAATTTAAATCCTGATTATTTTTTTATTCCACTAATTTTTCTTGAGAGCTTCACAGGCCCAGCTGTTGTTCTTAAAATTGGAGACAACGATCTTACAATGCCATTAGATTGGTGTACTATTGTTGGAGATCCCGAAGGACCTGACATGGAAGTTCTTCCATTAACTAGTCTTAACGATCGAGGTTTTAAGACATTCTGTTTTAACCCTTTGAGTAGTTTTAGACCAGAATTTTTAGACATAGATATTATTGACATTTATCAAGATGTTAAATGGTACTTTCCTAAAATGCGTCCTGGTCAACTACTATGTACTCCTCTTCACGCTGGTTCAAAACCCACGTGTGCTTACTTTGTAAAAGAAGTTAGCCGTCAAAGTGAAATTGTAGATTATACTAAGTGTTGGTAATATGGGCAGTCTTAAACCAGGCGTAAAATACATTTACGAAAGGAGCGGCGGTGTGACTTACGCTAAAGAATTTGGTGCCGATCCTAGTACAAGAGAAGCAATAGGATGGGACTATGATCCTACCAAACCCGGCTTTGATCCAAGGACAGGTGACGGGCGTCCGCTTCACGATCACATAATGGAAGATAAATTGTGGGGCGAAATACGCAGTGCGGCAAAGACAAATCCCACTTTACACGAAGCACTAGAACGTGTTAAAATATTATATCATCTTAGTAAGGAGTAATTATGAGTACAGAGCAAGATAAATTTAAACATTCAAAACGTTTACTGAAAGATGAGAATGCTATTAAGAAACAAACTAAGATTGCTAAAGAACATCGAGTAAGTGAATACAATCCTAAAGAAGTTACTCAACCTAATCGATTGAACAAACGTCATGCCATGGATTGCGGAAACCCTGAATGTTATCTTTGCGGTAATCCGCGAAAGACACACAAAGATAAACTTACACAACAAGAAAAACGAATTTTTCAAGATTTAGAAAAGATCACAGACAAACATAGCAATGGACTAAAAAATGGCGACGACGAAACCTAAAAAACCTCCAAAGAAAAGAGAACTTGATCTCAAGGTATTGCTCGGAGCAGTTGATCTACGAAATTATGAATTCTACGAATCCTTAAATGAAAAACAGTTAAAAGAATTTAGCCCCTATGTTTTAATGAGATATGTTTCTAACTCTAATCATGATATAAAAGATATTCGAGAATGGTACGTAGAAACTGTCAATGAACGCATTAATAAAAATCATTGGGAATTAAGCAATAAACATAATCAGTTATTATGGAAATTATATGCTTCTACTGGAGTTGGAGAAACAACATTTCATGAATATCTACCTGCTCTTAAATATCAATTTAATAAATTTGAGAAATTAATAGCCGAATTGAATCCTGCTATGAAGCCCCAAGAAGTCAAGTTACTGGCCAGTCTAATGACTGATGAGGAAAAGAAAGAGTTACTCGACAATATGGGATTTGATAAAAAAGAACGGAAAGAATACGAATGAGCTGGTTTGAACCTCTTCGAGATGACTTAATGGTACAACAACAGATCCGTAACAGTTGGGAACATATGGTAGGCGTGATCATGCTGAATCAAACTGGTCGTAAACCAGTTAAGACCACACTACCTGAGTTCTTATATTGGTTTCCAACACCATATGCATTAATCAATGCGGATGAGGAATTTGTCAAAAGCATTATCAAACCCTTGGGTATGAACAATATTAGATACAAGCGTTTAGTAGGTATGAGTCGAGACTATCTAACATGGGACGGTGTTGATGCTACTGACTTGTACGGAATAGGCAAGTATGGCAGTGATAGCTATGAAATATTTTTTAAACAAAATTACTCTGTACAACCAACAGATAAAGAATTAAAAAGATATTTAGAAGAAGAAATAGAATGATAACACTGGTCGAACAGCCTTATAAATGTGTACATTGTGGTAAAAGTTTTATGAAAGATAAAACTCTTGTTGCTCACATGTGCGAACGAAAAAGGCGTGCTCTACAAAAAGATGAGAAGCGTGTTCAGGCAGGTTTTATGGCATTTAATCGCTTCTGGCAACTAACACAAAATGCTAAAAAATTAAAATCGTACGACAACTTTGCTGACAGTAGTTACTACAATGCTTTTGTAAAATTTGGTAGTTTTATTAATAATGTTAATCCACTTTATCCGGATAAGTTTATTGATTATGTAATTAAGAGCGGAGTTAAACTAGACCATTGGTGTCGAGACGAACTATATGAACAATATCTTTACGGAATTATAAAAACAGAACCTGTAGAAAGTGCGGTTCAAAGAAGTATGTCTACTATGATGGAATGGGGAGACGAACACAATGCCAACTTTGCTCATTATTTTTCTTATGTCAGTTTAAATAAAGCAGTACATGATATACGCAACGGCCATATAAGTCCCTGGGTTATATTAAACAGTGTAACAGGACAAGGCATGATTAGAAAAATGAGTGACGAACAATTAGAAATGATTGCTCCGGCATTTGATGTTCCTCATTGGGTGAGACATTTTAAAGATGTTCCTGCAGATGTTGCTCTTGTAAAAGAAATATGTAATGAAGTTGGAATAAAATGACCAGTGAAAATTTAAGACCTTTTTGCGAACATCACAGAATTAGAGTGCTTGATACAAACAAACGAGCACACCGATATCATAAAGTAAACATTAATTACTTTCAAGATCCTGCCGACTTCAATATGATACACCAAGATATTGTGTATGATTCAGAACCCCTGTATACTGTAGAAATTGCCGAAAGTGAACTAGAGCGTATTGCAAATTTTGAATCTGAAGTGTTTAACAACATGAAGAAACAAGGGCATTATCAAATGTTTGAAATGCTTATGGAACAAAAAGAACGAGAGAAGTATTTGCTGCACAAGTATCCAGCAGTAAAAAAAGCATATGAACAATATAGCCTAATGTTAAAATTAGCCGAAAGTGGAGAACTATGAAAATACCAAAACAAGGAAGTAAGTGGGCAGGTAATGGAAGAGATACCTTTCATGTATTAAGCACAATTGAGATTGACGGACATATCTGGATACATTATATTAAAGATAACAGTCAAGAAGACCCTAGAGAATACAGTTGTTATCTAGAAAGTTTCTTACAGAGATTTTCAGAGGTATTGTCATGAGATTAAATGGATTTGTAGAAAAAGGATGGGGCCACGAATTAATCTGGGCCACCAATGACAAATACTGTGGTAAACTTTTAAAGTTTAACAAAGACGCAAAGTTCAGTATGCATTTCCATTCTGAGAAAGACGAAACTTGGTTTGTATTGAATGGAAAATTTATTGTTCGATGGGTTGATACCAATAATGCAGAGGTATATGAAAAAGAACTAAATGAAGGTAGTGTATGGCACAATCCTCCTTTGTTGCCTCATCAAGTTATTTGTTTAGAAGAAGGTATGCTCATTGAAGTTAGTACACCTGATAGTGTTGAAGACAATTACCGTGTAATGAAAGGTGACAGTCAAAAATGAAAATACTAATCACAGGATATAAAGGATTTATTGGTCAAAATATAACCAATGCTTTAAAAAATAAACATGAGTTAAGTTTTTACGAGTGGGGCGATGAGCCGCCAGAACTCGAAGGCCTCGATTGGGTAATACATTTAGGTGCGGTTACTTCTACAACAGAAACAGATGTTGATAAGGTTATGAGACAAAATCATGACTTCAGTTGTGTAATGCTCATGGCATGTCAAGTTGCCGGAGTCAACTTACAATATTCTAGTTCTGCTAGTGTATATGGTCCAACATTAAACTTCAACGAAGATGCACCTGTATCCCCACAAAGTCCTTATGCCTGGAGCAAATATCTATTTGATAGACATGTGAAAATTAACAGATTTGATAAAATCATTGTTCAAGGATTTAGATACTTCAATGTATATGGACCCTACGAAGATCACAAAGGCGATCAAGCAAGTCCATACTATAAATTTGAAAAACAAGCCAAAGAAACAGGTGTTATTAAATTGTTTGAAGGATCTGAAAACTTCAAACGAGATTTTGTTCCTGTGGAAACAGTTGTTGATGTCCACGAAAAGTTTTTCAACGTTAAAGAATCTGGTGTATGGAATATAGGAACAGGTAAGCCAAAATCGTTTACTGAAGTTGCTAATGAAATTGCTAAAAAGTATAATGCCAAAATTGAATACATTCCTATGCCTGAAAATATAGCCAAACAATACCAAGCATATACCTGTGCCGATCTAACTAATTTAAGAAAGCATTATCCATGAAAGTAATGGTTAATGGAACTTTTGATATTATCCATCGAGGACATCTAATGATGCTACAACATGCAAAAAGTCTCGGCAATCACTTATTGGTAGCAATTGACACAGATCGAAGAGTAGCAGAACTCAAAGGTCCAACTCGACCTATTAATAATCAAGATGATAGGCGATATATGTTAGAAAGTTTAGAGTGTGTCGATACCGTTTATTTTTTTGATAGCAAAGAAGAATTAATTGAAATAATGAAAGAGTATCAACCTGATGTTTATGTTAAAGGTAGTGATTGGAAACATGACAAAGGTTCTACCGCAGAACAATATTGTAAACAAGTAATTTATTATGATAGAGTCGATGACTACTCAACAACAAACATCATTGAACGTATTGCTAATCGGTGATAGTTGTGTAGATGAATACAAGATTGGAACAGTTGATAGACTGAGTCCTGAAGCACCTGTGCCTGTTATTAAAATTGTAGATACCATGATAGTACCTGGCATGGCTGCTAATGTAGACAATAATCTCAAACAATTAGGAATTGATGCTGATTTTATTACCAACGATTCTATTATTAAAAAGACAAGATATATTGATAAACGATCGGGACAACATTTGATAAGAGTAGATGATGAACCAAATGTTGTGCCGTGGAGTGGACGAATACACCTTAGCCCTATTGACAGTTATGACGCCGTTGTAATATCAGACTACAATAAAGGTTTTCTAACTTATGAACATATTGAAAATATTATTAAGTCAGTAAATTGTCCTGTGTTTATTGATACCAAAAAACAAGACTTGTCTAGATTTAGCGCAGATCATGTGTACCTTAAAATTAATGAATTAGAATATAATAATACAGTTAGTATTCCTAAAAATTTAATTGTTACTTTAGGTGAACGAGGATCGATGCTCAAACAACTTGGTAACAAAGATAAGACATACAAAACTATCCAAGTTGAAGTTTCGGATGTGTGCGGAGCAGGTGATACTTTTTTAGCGGCGCTAACTTACCAATACTTATTGACAAAAAACATAAAAATTGCTATAATGTTTGCTAACACTGCGGCAAGTATTACTGTTCAGCACCGCGGTAACTACGCACCATCATACGACGAGATTAGACATGCCGGATATTGACATTGACTTCTTAGATAGAACAAAAGCACTTGATATTATCAAGCATGTTCCAGCGGCAATAAAAGAAAATGGAACTTATAAAAAGCACAATACTGGTGTATATTGTACTTCTATTCCGTATAATCCGTTAACTAATACTGCTAGCATCGATTATAAAGAAGCAGAAGCTAGAGGATATTTTAAATTAGATTTCTTAAACGTCGGCGTTTATAATGGTGTTCGAAATGAAGAGCACTTAATTGAACTAATGAATAAGGAGCCACTATGGGATTTACTTTTACAAGACGAGTTCGTGAATCTGTTATTTCATTTGAACGGGCATGGGGAGGTACTGAGGAAGACCTGCCCTACTTCAGTGGAACAATTAGGTGCGGTCCTTGCTATGATCCGCCCTGCCAAGCGTTATCTGATTGGGAAGGATTGGACGACGATTATGAACGAGGTCTGGATCAAACCGACCACTGATGAGTATTATTTTAAGAAGGCACATGCTATTGCTTACGCAACAGCTATTGTGGTTCACATGAATCTAATATGCGAAGGTATTAGTTACGAGTACTCTTAGGATTTCTAACTAATTGTATTGATTTTCTTTTTATACGTTTCTCAGCAATTTCGCTAAGATTAACAGTTGGGCCAAACACTAGCTCAATATCTTTTGAATTAAATGTTTTAATAGAATATTTGAAGATACTCATTTCTTTTTTAAGAAATATGTTAATAGGTATCTTTCTGTTACTTTCCCACCACCAAACTTCTCCCATTTCTAAAAATAATTTTTTTTCAGCATCGGATTTGATGTGAGATATATCATATATGCTAGCAACGTAATCATCAAAATTGATTACGATCCCAACGTATTCTATGTCATTGGATTTAACACATGATACAAATGGATAGTTTTCTTGGAACTGAGTTGGACTGAACATTATTAATAAATACGTATATGCAAAATTTACCAATCTATTTATACCAAAATATTCTTGACGTAATATTAGATTTGGATTCTACCGGCAAGGGAGTCAATCAAGTCATGTACCAACGCGATTTAAAAATACAAAAGGGTATCAAGAACAAAGTACAGATACAATTTAAAAACAGCGATCAAAAGCGTGTTTCAGTTAGTAATACACAAACCTATGTATTTTCTATGTTTGATGCGTTGAATCAACGACTACTCATTGAAAAACAATTAGAAGTGCTCGATGATGGTGTTACCACAAGTACAAGAGGTCTTGCTTTGTTAACATTAAACGAAAGTGATACACTAGATTTAGATCGTAGCAGTTATCAATTTGTAGTTAAAGCACTCGACTCTGATGGATCGTATTTGCCAACCTATGCCAACACCTATTACGGAGTAGCTGGAACATTACATTTATTAAACGATGTTAATCCTGTTCTTCAACCTAGCGCCGAAGTAACAACATTCCAAGAGAGCTACGATGCCGGATCACAGCTATATGAATTCAAAAGTAGAGCAATTCAAGCTCATCCAGAATTCAATGGAAACTCTGCTTTACATACCATGGCATTTTATATGACCAATTTCAAAGGCACCGTTTATATACAAGGCACATTGAGTAACGAAGCAGACTATTTGTCTCCATACTCTACAATTACTACCCAGACTTATAACGGTTTTACCGGAGTAGATTTTGTTAATTTCAACGGTGTATATTCTTATGTACAGGTAATGTATGTTCCTGCTAAAGGTCCTTTGGAATCAAGCAATCGGACTAATTTTAGCTATCGCGGAACTTTTGATAAACTACTATACAGAAGTTAATTGACATAACTTAACTAATCCTGTATTATAGTAAGATGAATGAAATACAGGCTGCACTATTTGCTCTATTACCCTCTTCCAGAAAGAACACATCTGGTGGATGGATAAGCTTCAACGCAGTATGTTGCCACCATAGGGGTGAAAAACCAGATTCAAGAAAGCGCGGAGGCGTTAAAACTGACAGCGATAGCTGGAGTTATCATTGCTTTAATTGTGGATTTAAAGCAGGATGGAGCCCTGGTAAATTATTAAGCAACAATACCAAACTACTATTTCGCTGGTTAGGTATGTCTGAAAATGATATTGGCAAATTAGGAATACAAGCTCTTAAACATCAAGAGAACATGCCGCGTCCTAATAAAGTTTTAAACTTTGAACTTAATGAAGTTGAACTTCCTGAAGATAGTAAATCTCTAACAGAGTGGATACAAGAAGGAACCGATGTTACTAACATGATACAATATCTGTTAAACAGAGGTATGGATATAGATTGGTACAAATGGATGTGGTCACCGGCACCCGGATACAAAGACAGATTGTTAATCCCTTTCTATCAAGATGGTAAGATTGTCGGATACACTGGACGTAAAATTACAGACGGCAAACCTAAGTATCTAACAGAAAGTCAAAGCGGGTATGTGTTTAACCTAGATAGGCAGCATCGTGATAGACAATACGTCATTGCCTTAGAAGGCCAGTTTGATGCTATCGCAATAGACGGTGTGGCCATTATGACTAACGAACCTAACGATGCCCAAGTTGCTAGATTACAAGCATTAGGTAAAGAAGTTATCTGTGTACCCGATCGAGATAGGCCTGGTGCTAAAATGCTCAAACATGCCATAAAAAATAATTGGAGTGCTAGTTTACCACCGTGGGGTGATGATATTAAAGATGTAGCAGATGCTGTAAGGAAATACGGAAGACTATATGTATTGTCCACAATCTTACACTATAGGGTTAGCGGAGAGATAAAAATAAATTTACTTAAGAAAAAACTAGAAGCAATAACCGATGAATAAAAAAGAAAAACTACCAAAACCTAATTATAACTTTGAGATGCAGAAGCTGTACATTGAGATGTTTCTCAGTGATTCAGAAACATTTATTAGATGTCAGAATATTTTTGATCCATTAAACTTCGATCAAAAACTACAAACGGCAGCTGAATTTATTAACAAATATGTAGATGACTACAAGGTTATGCCAGAATCGAGTATTGTTAATGCTTCGACTAATAGTGACTTTAATCCAGTAGCATTGCCAAAAGAAAATTACGAATGGTTAATGGATGAGTTTGAAAACTTTAGTCGTCATAAAGGACTAGAGAGGGCTATCATTGAATCTAGTGATTTGCTAGAAGCAGGCGACTATGGTCCTGTTGAAAAGTTGATCAAAGATGCTATTCAGATCAGTTTAAACAAAGATATGGGTACTGATTACTTTGAAGACCCGAGAGCTCGATTAAGCAAACTAAAGGACGGAAATGGACAAATATCTACAGGGTGGCCTAGCATTGACAAGAAACTTTACGGTGGATTTAATCGCGGAGAGCTTAATATTTTTTGTGCTGGTTCTGGTGGCGGCAAAAGTTTATTCTTGGCTAATCTTGGCGTTAACTGGGCCTTACAAGGATTGAATGTTTTATATCTAACATTCGAACTTTCGGAAGGTTTAGTGTCTATGCGTTTGGATTCTATGATGACTGGAATTACAACTCGTGAGGTTTTTAAGAACATCGACGATGTGGAATTAAAGGTTAAAATGTTGGGCAAGAAGTCAGGAAACCTACAAGTTAAGTATATGCCCTCAGGTAAAAATTGTAACGATATTCGAGCCTATTTGAAGGAATATCAGGTCAAAAAAGGCGTAAAACCCGACGTAATTCTCATAGATTACCTCGATTTGATGATGCCTTTATCTGTGAAGGTCAGTCCTAGTGATCTGTTCGTAAAAGACAAATATGTGTCAGAAGAGATCAGAAACTTGGCTATGGAAACACAATGTATTACTGTTACAGCATCGCAGTTGAACCGCTCTGCTGTTGAGGAAATTGAGTTTGATCACAGTCATATTTCGGGCGGTTTGAGTAAGATTATGACAGCAGATAATGTCATAGGTATCTTTACAAGTCGTGCTATGAAGGAACGTGGACGCTATCAAATCCAGTTTATGAAGACTCGCTCTAGTAGTGGTGTTGGACAAAAAGTTGATTTAGAATTTAACGTAGATACTTTGCGTATCAGCGACTTAGGCGAAGACGACGACAGCAATTACAACGGCGGAAATAGCAACAGCAAACCTAATAATTCAAGTAGCGGAATATATGGTAACCTAAAACGTACAAGTACAGTAAGCACTACCACTGATCCCGAAACAGGAGAGATTAGAGATGTTGATCCTACTCAAGGAATTAATCTAAAGAAGCCCAAACAGGAAGTAGGCGCACCGCTGATTAGAAAATGGGTAAACAATATGCCCAATCTAAATCCTGAAAAAGATTAAAATAACATCGAAGTTTGATGCTGTACACAGGCAGCTAAAATATTGTGCCAGTGATCCTGACTAGGTTGATCAAATATCAGCTCAGGAGTTGCTGGCACACTTTCCCAGCGATGATTTACATTTGTCGATTTAGGATCCATTTGTCTTTCTAAGGTACCTGGTTCCCATGCCCAGAACCCAGCACATGCTCTAAATTGTGTAGGACCTTCTCCGGCACACATTGCAGTAAGTACACTAATATCGCTGGTAATGGCCAAGTCTGGAGTAATATTTTGGCTAGTCATTCCCATCCAATCCGTACTATGTACCACGTGTATTTTTTCAGTCTTTAAGTTTCCGCCATGATATATAGGTTGTTCAGATTCGTGGTATAATCCTAATCCTGATATAATTTCTCCTACAGTTAGGTCAGGAAGAGGTTGATTAACCTGTAATCCAAAAGTTAGTCTAGGGGTATTAGAGCATACCAATATAACGGTATTGCTCAGTGAATCTCGCGGATTGCTAGGGTTAGCGGCCAATAAATGACCTAAGTAAGATTTTGATGGCATAATACCATATTTAACTAGATAAATATCGTATTATGAATTTTACTGAGTTTTCAGCCCCTGTCGAAAAACACGCAACACTTAATCCTAAGTTATGGTCCAACGGACGTCTTAAACCAGAAGTTAAACAAGCACTGGAAAAAATTGCTGTTGATTTCAAAGAATATATTGGAGTCCCATTTAAAGTAGTTGATGTTATAGTTGCTGGCGGCAATGCTAATTACAATTATACAGAACACAGTGATCTAGATTTACATTTGATAGCAGACTTTGATTCTGTTGATTGTGATAGAGAAGCTGCCGAGTTATTTGATAGTAAAAGATTATTATACAAAGAACAATACAATGTAGAGATTTACGGGATACCAGTAGAATTATATGTCGAAGACCAGCGCTCTCCTGCTGTTAGTAGCAGTTACAGTATTATTAGCAATAGATGGATCAAAGAACCGTCCCCACAAATTCCAGAATACGATCAGTCCAAACTTGAGCACATGGTAAAAGTTTGGCATACCGTGATCCAGCATTCGGTAAAAACAGGGGATTTACAAACTTGTAGAAATACGTTAAACTTGTTACGTAGTTATAGAAAACTAGGACTTAAACAAGCTGAGGGAGAATTTAGTATACCTAATTTAGTATACAAAAGTCTACGCAACGACGAGACACTCCGCGGCATACAAAAGTTAATAGATCAATTACACGACCAACAATTAAGCGTAAAATAAATGCCAACAATTTACATAGACATGGACGGTGTAGTAGCCGACTGGGAAGCATTGGCCCGACAAGTACTAGGAACAGATACACTTAGCCCCGAAGGCAGATGGCCAGATCATGACTGGGCAAGACTCAAAGCAGTTGAACATTTTTATCGTATTCTTCCTAAGATGCCCATGTCAGATGAAATGATGAACCTGGCAAGACGTTTTAGAGATCACCTAGGTTGGGATCTATATATGTTAACTGCTCTTCCGCATAACGACGATGTTCCAGACTGTGCCCAAGACAAAATTGAATGGATGGAAGAATACTATCCAGATGTCAAAGTTAAATTTGGCCCGTACAGCCAGGATAAACAAAAACACTGCAATCCTGGTGATATATTAGTTGATGACAGAACAAGCAACATTCAAGAATGGCGAGCTGCCGGTGGGCATGCCATACATGTCACCAATGATTATAAACTAGCTCTTGATCAACTTGATCTAGTTTATCGAAAACTGTATTAAGTATATTGATAGTTTACTGTGTCTGTGTTGACACGAAGTATACCGGCACCGTTGCGTATGTGAAATACTTTGGCCATTTCAGTGGGCGGACTTAGTGTTACAAATTCAGTGATTTCTGGACGATTGTTTTTAATCCACGATTGTGCGGCACGAATTAATTTACGTCCGCTACCCGATGTGTAACTCCAAATAGTATAGAAGATTGCCGCACTGGGCACATCCACAGGGCGCTCAACTAGTTCAAAAACGTTGCTAGGAATACTACAACGATAAGCCACGCATACTACAGCGCCAGGACGTCCTGTAGCTTCATCGGTCCATACAAAAATTTCACTGCTATCACTGATTCTAAAATCTAGAGGTATCTCTGGTCGTACCGGATCATCGGCAACCAAATGGGTCATTGGATCGTCTAGTTTTTGAATAACATATAGCATAGGGCCTCATAGTAGGGTGGTATATTCTTACTTATACAGAAATTAGAAAAAACCCAATATAATTGGTAAAACAAAAAATCTAAGATAATTACTGATATGAAAATATGTATCATTGGCGGTGGAACAGCAGGTTGGTTGGCTGCTCTTTGGATTGCCACCCAACAACCCAACTCACATGAAATCACTGTGGTAGAAAGTTCCAAGATAGGCATCATTGGAGCCGGAGAAGGAACCACGGGCATCTTTGCCGATGTCATACACAAAGCATTTAAGTTCGACCATTACGAGTTCATGGAAGGCAGTAAAGGCACTCAAAAGCTAGGCATAAGATTCCATAATTGGAAGGGCGACGGTACCAGTTTTATAGCCCCAATAGATAACACTCATGCCGCTATCAATGATGCCTGGGATTATTCATTGATGCATGTTTGTCAAAAGTATGGACGAAACAAAGCGGCCCTGAGCACAATTAATGGAGCACTGGGATCCAGAGATCTCAGCACCATACATCGAGATAACCTACGAGTTCTACCAACCAATGCCTATCATTTTGATGGACACCATGTGGGACAAACACTAAAGAAAAAAGCTGTAGCTGAATACAATATACCCTGTATCGACAGCGAAGTCAAGCAGTGTTTCAAAGATGAACGTGGCTATATCACCGCTGTAAAGTTAACCAATGGTAGAATGCTCAAAGCAGATGTATGGGTGGATGCCAGCGGATTTGCCCGTGTACTTGGCCAAGAAGTTGGTGCTGGATGGCACAGTTACAGTGACTTTCTTACCTGTAACAGAGCCATGCCTTTTATCAAACCCCACAGGACTACAATCAGTCCCTTGACAGAAGCCTATGCCATGAAATCAGGATGGCAGTGGAACATACCCACGCAAGAGCGTCTGGGCTGTGGTTATGTCTATGACAGTCGTTTTATCACTGACGAACAAGTACAGCAAGAGCTTGAACAGCACTGGGGTGAAGCTATTGAGCCCATTAAAATCATTAAATTTGATCCGGGCCGTGTGGAGCAGCCGTTTTGTAAGAATGTGGCCAGCATAGGACTAGCGGGCAGTTTCCTTGAACCCCTACAAGCAACCAGCATACACGGCACTCTAGGACACTTAGCTAATTTAACCAGCAGATGGCTACGTCCCCAGGGTGTTACACCCCAAGGACAGGTCACAGATATGTTGAATAAAAATGTCAATCAGGGCGTGGATAACTGTGCCGATCTTATACAGGTACACTATCGCAGTGGCCGTAATGACACAGACTTTTGGCGGCATCAACAGAGTCTACCCTTAAGACCGCAAGTAGAGTATATTCAACAGCTGATACAACATCGCTGGCCCGATGTACACGATTGGTATGCCGGAGAAGGCAGCGTGGGCTATGGTGTGTTCATATACCCTATGTTAGAGTACGGTTGGCTTGATTCAGTGATTGCCACACAGGAGTCAGTGTTGCCCCCGGGCTACCTTGACAATTTTAACAAAGAGCAGGAGTTTATTAACAAAGTGTTAAAAGACGCCATGCCACACACTGAGTTTATTACTAGAATGCGTACCAACACATTGTTAAGACCCGAGCACACTGAGGTAGGCAGACAGCTTCATCCAGCGTTGAGATAGGCCCAAGAGCGCGAAGCGCCCTGCGTAGCAGAAAAGCTGCAAAAAGATTTTCCGCCCTAATTATCTACCTACTTAATCCTTATACACCACTAGACACTGCGAGTCATCAGTGTGAGTGTAACTTCTAAAGTCGTGCCAAGTCGATCTAGCGCCCGCCAAGGCAGCGACCAGTACATCCCTGCTGACACCACTGTGAATATCCTCTATGACTAGTAATCCACCTGATCTAACGCTGGGCAAGTATAATTCAATGGTCTGTAGCATCTGTCGTTGACTGTGTTCAGCGTCTTCAATGATGATGTCAAACATGCCGAAAGCCGATGCCTGTTCACTGGTAAATCCATCACAGCAATAGTTGACTAAAAAACTGTCATACTTGGGTCTAGCCCGATCTGGAATGAATTCTCCATTAGCACTATTAGGATGTATGTCACAGCCCACTAGTTCTACGCTGTCAAACCACTCTGCCCATAAGGTTAAACTACCCCCGTGTGCACTACCCAGCTCTAATAAACGTTGTGGCTGATCTCTATAGGGAGCAAATAATGGCTCGTACAAACGACTTAGATACTGATGTCTACGTTGTTTGTCTGTCCAAAATCCACCATATTGTGCCTGTCCCCAAAGGTCTATCTCCAGCATACTTCTACGTGTTTTTAATGTGTTTAATGTTGATGTTGTCATAATACGATATTTACAAACTAGTTAGATTGACAGTGAGTAGAATAGAGTGTATAGTATAAAGTATGAATTATCAACAATATACATGTTATTGCCATGCTTGCCAGCAACCAGTGCCCATGCTGGCTAGCCGTTGTCCACATTGTACTAGTATGCTGGGCGTAGCAGGTGGTAGACCCTATGATCCAAATAGCACTGGCTTTGATTTTGGAACAGTGATTGGACTGGTGTTTACAGCCTTGTTCTTATACGCTATATTCTTTTACTAGGCCTCTATATATACAGTGAAAAATTGCTGTAAAAAAATTTCACAGATCCAAAAAGTAGGGAGCCGAAACCTATGCATGCAGGAAAAAATTGCTGTGCAATAAAAAGCAGGTCTGGAGATCTAGATCTAGGGGTTTTTACTCTAAGTCAGGGTTTTTACGCGGGGAAAAAATGTGGGGAGTTTTAGAAGTAAAGGCATGCTTGTTGCGTAAAAGCAACAAGCGTTTGTGTAGTAAGACCCCCCTACCCCCTAAGGTGGCCCCACACCACCCCTTAGTCCTCTAAAGTCAGTTCACGCTTTCCGTAGCAGTCAAAGCCTTCTGCTTCCAGTTCAGCTATGGCTTCGTTCATTAACTGTTCAACCACCTTGACCCGGTCCACTGTACGGATCTCTTTGTGGCGCTTGGCACGGGCTGTGCCCCGTTGGTAGACTATGCTGTAGTGTTCCTCACAGTAGCTCCTGCCCGCTAGGCTAGCGCACCCACAAGGTACCAGTGCTGTGCCCAAGTACTGGCACTCCGTGATAGTTGTAGTGTTAGAGTTCATCTGGGTATCCTTTAGCTCGGCGTAGAGCCTGTGCTTCTTCTAATAGTTTCTTAGCTGCCTGCCAGGTCGCCTGTGATAGGTCTGTGGCTTGATCAAAGCCCTCTTGGTGTGCTAGGTAGCCTTGTGCTATAAACAGCGCCAGCAAGCACCAAAAGGCTGCTGTGGTGTAGTTGAACCCTAGGGCGTCTATCAGGCACCCTAGAGTAGCGAACAATGCTATACGTGTGATCATGCTCGCTTCATACAAGTTTGACGAGCATAGGCTTGCCAAACAGCAGGCATGGCTTTGCGGAGTTGTGCTACTTTCAGCACCATACGCAGGCTCAGCTCACGAAGTCGATCCTGGTTAGTGTTGATGAACTCCAGAACTTCGTCCTTTTGGATGTCATCGAACTCAAAGCGGTCCAGCATGCCAGCATTGGTGATCTGGCGGATCCAAAGGAGCTTCTCGCGATTGGTGTCCATTTCCAAGTCCATGTAGTGGCAACGGCTTTCCAATGCGTCCAAGTGGCTACGAAGCTTCTTACTGCGAACGTGCTCGAACTTGATGTTGGTAATGAAAATAGCCGCGCCCTTGAACTCGAAGCGATCCGGAATGCCTTCACTGCGAAGGATACGGCTGTCAGTGTTCCAAGAGATGAAACGGCGCTGACCCGAATCCAAAGCACCCTTAAGGATGTTCAGGCTCAGCTCTTCTTGTAGGATGTCGTCACAGTCGTCAAACACAAGCACAGACTTCTCATCGCTGTACTCGTAGAGCTTTGAGTACAAGCCAATGCTAGACATGGCACCCTTGACCACTTCGAACCTAGGCTTGCGCTCGCCGATGATGTCAAACAAGCCGTCCTTTTGTAAGACTGCTTCGACGTTGTGGCTCTTGCCCACGCCAGGAGGACCCGACACAATCATAGCACGGATGTCGCCACGTTTAACGGCTTTGGTCATCTCTGTGAGAATGTCGAAACGCTCAGTCAAGCGAGTCAGGATGCTGGTATCGCTTTCTTTAGCGATGGCCAACTCTTTCTTGGCAATGGCTTCCGTGTCAAACTCAATGACGTTACTAGTAACGGTGGCCTTGCTGGGCTTGCGGGCTTTGGATGTTGCCATGTTAGTCTTTCTATAAAATGTTGCTGAAGTGTGTATTATAGCACAGGGCCGGAGCCCTGTCTACTATATTTAATCCATGCGTGAACCGCTGTAGCATCGCTCCAAGCCCAACTTCTCACGCAGAACCTTTGCGTAAGCGTCAGCGCCGGCTTCCAGAATGCTGATTGATTGTACGCCTGCCTTGCTGGGGTTCCACAGCTGAAGACTGCCGTCGTAGCTCTTGCGGAAGCCGTAGCTGGCCAGGGTCTTGCCCAAACGGCTGTTACTGCGAACGCCCCAAACGCTGACCCAAGCAAAGCCACAAGCGTCACGATCACCGTGAGCATTGTAGAATGCTTTGGCGGCTGTACGGGCCTGGATCTCTGCTTCGTTGAGTACGGCTTGAACGGCTTCTGCGTTGAAGGCTTCTTTGGTTGCTAGTGCGAACATAGTGTGCTCCTTAGTGCGTTGTTGATGTATGTATTATACGGTAAAACCAATAACCTGTCAACCTCTAGGGTTATTTGGCTTCTTGCTGTGCAATCTTGCCTGTGTAGGCTTTGCCTGCGGTATGTACCACTTTGACGCGAACGCCGTCCTTGTCAAAGAACTCAGTGATAGTGCCACCGGTGCTGGATTGTGATTCTACTTGTTTCATATCGGCTCCTTGTTAGTGTATGTGTGCATTGTAGCACAGGGCCGGAGCCCTGTCAACCTGTAGGGTTAATAGTCTTCGTCGCTCTCGTATTCATCACCGTAGTACTCTGCGGCTTCTTCATCGGTCATCTGGTAGTCGTCACTGTCCTCAAACAACATGTCGTCCTTGAGCATCTTGTTGACAGTCTTGACTTCAACCTGCTTGGCTAGTTGCTTCCACAGCTCTGCTTCACGCTGGGCTAGCTCTTCTTCAATGTAGCCCTTGATGGCCTTCATCATGGCAAAGTCCTTGTTGGTGCCCACATTGCACGAGCACTCTTCAATCATGTCAAAGGTCTCACGGAAGTTCAGGGCAGGCTCGCCCGAGTTCTTGTTGTAGGCTTTGCGGCTGGCTCCGAGGAAGTTGATGGCATCCTGCAACTCCATGGGGCGGATAAGTTCATCCCAATTATACATGCTAGCTCCTTTTGTGTGTAAGTGTGTATTGTACTATCGTTTGGCAATCTTGTCAAGCAGGGCCTTGGCATCAAAAGGCCATTGAGGTTCAAGTTGTTTGTCTTGGATGCCTTCGTAGCACTGTTCAAGTGCCGCCATCTTCATCAGCTCTACAATGGAGTGGGCTTCATCCTGTAGGGCCCGTGTGGGCAAAGCACGGATGAACTTTTTCACATCCCGAAAGTCTTCAAAGGCCCAGATCATATCTGCCAGGACCTGTTGGCGAGGGTTGAGTCCGTCGATAGTAAATTCCACAGTCATGTTATTCTCCTTCATTGATGATGCTGATACCCAACAGGCCCATGGCCAATGCCACTGCCGAAGCACCGATCAAGTTGACAATGTCGTTGATGCTGGGATTAGGTGGTAGATGCTCAACGCCACCTGCGATGAACATAAAGCAAATGAGGCTGAGAAAAACTGCTACTGATCCGATCTGTTTCATAATATGCTCCTTAGTGTATGTGTGTATTATAACAAAGAATGAATAACCTGTCAACCTGTAGGGTCAATCGCCGATAAACACAAACGGCTCGCCGTTGTTGTGGAAATCAAACGAATCGACACGGATGTCTTCAGCATCGATGCCGCGTTGGTATTCTTGGTTCATACCAATCTCAACAGGCATGTTGCCATCCAACCGGCTCAAGATTGCGATCAACTCTGCGACTGTCAGTGAGGGTTTCATTTTGTGTTCCTTGTGTGTTAGTATCTTGTTCATGTATGTATTATAACACCTTTTGGATAACCCGTCAACCTCTCGGGTTACCAGGCAAGTTCCTTGGGACTGTATGCGATCGCGCCTTCGTAATCTAACTGAGCCTGTTCGTACTCTGTGAGGTAGTTGTCAGGCACTACGCGGAAGTCAATGATAGACTCGCGGATGTGTTGGTTGTCACACTCGATCTGTGTGCGGAGGCACATGACCGCTGTGGTAGCATCGCCACGGAACTTCTTGACCACATAGTCTGAACCGCCTTTGGCTTTCCAGTACTGAGGGCACTCGCCAACGCCTTCCCAATCGTGGGCGCCGTAGTTTTCGTAGACTTGGGTGGAAATTAAGAGTTTAGCCATTGTGTGCTCCTTGTTAGTGTATGTCTGTATTATAGCAAGGTTTTACCAAAAGGTCAACCTCAATCGTAATTCTTTTTGTCGCCGAACTGCTCGTTCCAATCGTAGCCTGCGTGGTAGGCTTCCAGCTCGTTGTCATCCAGCTGTTCGATACGAGGGCCGGAGTTGCCGCCTACACCGCCCTTGTGTGGGCAACGACGACGCCCGTAGTATGAGTCAGCGGAACCGCGATCAAAAGGGTTGCCGTGTTTCTGTTCGTATGTCTTGCCATGTACTTCGTAAAATGAAACTGTATCAATCATCTTTGCTCCTTAGTGTCTATGTATGTATTATAAGGTAAAACCAATGCCCTGTCAACCTGTAGGGCTATTGCGGAGTGCCGGGTTGTTGTATTTCTACAACACTCAATCGTACTGTATGTCTACCAGCTCAAAGTTCTTAAAGATGTAGTAGGCATCAATCAGGTTGTAGCTGACCCAGATACAGTTGTTGCCTTTGTAGATGGTAGCATGACGGACACCACGGCTCTTAAGGTCATCGTGTACGACCATCAACTCTAAAGGATTGACATCCTTGTCAACGATGCGGAGTTCGGTCATTTGACTTCCTCAAAGGTACGGCCACGCAGGTCAAGTTTGTAAGGGTTCTTAAACTTCTGTACCTTGGTCTGCCCTTGAGGAATGTAGGCAATGGCCTCGCCAGTACGACCTGCGGGCTTGGTCTTAAAGATGTAGATGTGGTTGCCGGCTTGGCCTTCCGGCCACTCTGTGGTCTCTTGTAGTACTACCATTAGGCCCTCGCAATCATGTTGATTAAGTTTTGGTTGATCAGATCCATCTCTGAACGCTCGACGTAGAAGTCTGTGGCAGGGTCATAGTACTGACCCTCTTTGACATCGTAGTACAGAACACGGCCGCCTGCGAACATGAACGGACCTTCAAGTCCCTGACGCGGGCCGTACTTGGTACGCATCTGGTCTGTTTCGAATTTGTCTGCGAGAACCTTGTATCCCATATTAAACTCCTGCGATGAAAGAGACAACGACTATGGTGTAGATTGCGATCAGCTGGGCGATACCAAAATAGAACATGGCCCAAACTACAGTACACCAACCTATCAATTTTAACATGGTCTGCTCCTTGTTGCGATGTATGTATTATAACAAGGTTTTACCAACTTGTCAACCTCTCAGGTGTTGTATTTTAGCAACAAAGACGAACCCCTCAACTGCTTCACAGCGTGGAGGGGTTCTAGGGGGTGCCTGGGGGACACTACCCCACCCAGGACTTTCGGAGCGAACTCTTAGACTAGGCCAAGTGCCATAGCCTTGTAACCAGCGGCAATCAACTTGCGGCTTGGTTGGCCAATTTCGTACTCGGTAACTTGAACACCGTTACCAGCCTTGCGAGTGTTCGCATAAACTGCGAAACCAGCTTGACGGATGCGGCTTGCTTCTGCAGCAATGTTCTTAACACCGAAACGCTTCTGTGCTTCGGAAGCAGATAGCTTCTCACCGTTCTTCATTGCGGTGAACAACTTGTGGGTCTTTGTACCCTTGTTGATTGAATAAACCATTTTAGTTTTCCTTTTTGTTTTATACTGTGTGAACAGTTGATACTAGTTTAACAGTATACACAAGCAAGGTCAAGCCTCAACTTTGCCAAACTCTCTAAAAACATAATGATCAATAAGACGACGCTGAATCAGAGTAACTAAGTCTCCGTGATCGTCATGTATAATGAATCGAACCGGGCAGTGACCCCACGTCCTTGACCTTTGAAATTCAGCAAAGTACCTACGATGGTCTTTGTTGCTAGCATCGAAGGCCACATAGGGACGGCCATGGTACTCTAGTCTACTCATATCAATCCTTCTTGTTGACACTAACAGTCAACAATCCTTTGATCAGGATGATAGCGGCCCAGGTCTCAAAGGTGTAAGGAATAGCCAACACTGGAAACAATGTGTTCAATGCCCAGATGGACAGGAACGGACCAATGATTATCAGGATTGCGATAATCAAAATAAACATAAGAATCTTATTCATAAGTGCTCCTAGAAAGTGAATACCCCGCAGTACGGTTTCCGGGTCTTACGGCACTCGCCTGCCCGGTGGGGATTAGAACGGTGCGTCTTCCAAGTCAGCCAACTGTGCGGCAACCTCTGCCTTGGTCACTGTAGACTTAGGAGCTGTCTTCTTAGAAGCAGCCACCTTGGCCTTGATAGCGTCCATAGACGGCGTAGACTTCTTAGCTTTAGGAGCAGCCTTGGTCTTAGCCTTAGGAGCCGCGGTAGACTTGGTAGTCTCAGTGTGCTTGGACTGATATGCTTCCAATGCCTCACGGACCAAAGCATTACCATTGTCGAAGTTGATCTTCAACAGGAACGCAACAGCATCCAACTTGGTCATGGGCTCTTTGAGCTCAATCAAATCAATGTCGGAACTGCCAGTCTTAGCGAGCACTTTGACACGCATCTGATCATTGGCAAAGCGGGCTTTGAAAGAACCTGCACGTTTAGAAACACCTGCGAATTTAAAAGTTTTAGACATAAAATACCTCTTCTCTGTGTGTTGTTATATGGTAGGCACTATTGCTTTCCATAAGTTAATTATACAACGGTTTCGGTCCGCTGTCAACCGTTTTTTGATTAGGAGTTGATAGTTGCGTATGGGTCGTACTCCTCCTGTGGCGAATCTGCCACACCAATATCTTCCAAAAAGCTCAAGACCACGTCGATTGGGCAGTTCAGTTCTGCCGCAATAGCCTTGGCACTCATGCCTTCGATGTACAACGACTCAATGTCGTAGGCCAGATCTTTAATTGCGCTCATTTCAGTTTTCCTCTGCGATTGCTTGTTCTTCAAATGCTACTTCCAATGCTACCCAGTTGCCGTCTGTTCTGTAAGAACGCACGAACCACTGAGCTTTGCCTTCTCGCTGGCACAGGATATAGTCGTACTCCTCGCCGTAGACATTCTCGCGATAGTCCTGGATGTCTTTGTATTTCTCAATACTCAAATCCTCGCCACGATCGCGTGTGTAGAATGTAGTCCAGTTCTCGGTCAGTTCTTTGTATGCTTGGACTTCTTCAGCCCGCAGTTCAAATTGGCTAAAGGCGTGCTTCTCACCGATCTCAATGCCCAACGAGCTGATGCCGCCTTGATCAATCAAGTCGCGCAGTTTGAACGGATCGCTGTAGTGTTCCAACAAGATCTTGCCGTTGTGATCCAAGTAGCCGTCCCAGTGGCAGTAGACTTGCTGTACTGTGCCGTCTGCGAACTCAAGTGCGATAGTGCTTCGTGTTCCCATTGTGTGCTCCTAGTGTGTTGTCTGTGTAAGTGTTAATTATAGCAGGTTTTACCAACCCTGTCAACCGAAATAGTTTTCCACAGCACCTTCAATACCTTCTTCAAAGGTATCGCTGTAAAAACCCACAATGTCCTGCTCAAAGAACTTGGCCAATTCTTCTTTGGAAGGCTTTTTACCCGATACCTCTTTGACATACTCTTTAACTGATTTGATAGCGTGTTTCGGAACAGTGATAGTGATCTTCATTGGAACTCCTTTGTTGCTAAGTCTGTATTATAACACCTTTTGGATAACCCGTCAACCTCTAGGGTTATTCAATGACAACAACTCGGCGAGCGTTCTCGTCCGGGTTGCCGGGCTCTTCGTCTTCAAAGTCCTCGTCAGCCAGCTTGTCCATGCGATGGTAGTCGCTGTACACTACGGCACCCTCAAACACTTGAGTAACCTTTGGGGCTACTGTGGTGCGCCAGTAATCGCCATAGCCGTAAGCAAAGTGAACGTCAGCGTCCTGGTCCATGTAGCCCAACTGCTCGATAAGGTCTTTAACTTTCATATCAGCTCCTTGTTGCGATGTATGTATTATAACGCAAATTTACCAAACTGTCAACCTAGTAGTCAACAGTAACCTGATCTTTTGTAGGGTCATAGCTTACAAAAACCTTACAGGAGTCCGTACCTCCATCAACTGGGTAGACCACAGTGTAGCAGAATTGCCCACCGTTGGTGATGCCCAGGAACTTGGACGCTGTGAACTTGTCGTCTTTGTAGCCGGCCTGCTGGATGCCCATTGTGAGCATGGCCGCAGGCATGTTGGTCAGTAGGGCTAGCTTGTCTGCTGTGATCATACCTTCTCCTTAAAGACAACCATTTGTATTTTATTACGATCACGATCCTCTACAAACGCATAATCGCCTTCAAACTTGACATTAGGGTTGCTAAGAACCTTTTTAGCAATGATTTTGACACTGCGCTCGTTAACGCTGTCTGTGACGTCGTAGCCAGGGCTGTAGTTTTTGGCGCCGTCTGCTGTGTAGCTGTACTTGCCGAGGCATCCGCACATACAGCCGATCCGGCCGCTGTATGTCTTTACAATTTTGTTAATGTCTAACATGGTCGCTCCTGTTTAGTGTATGTGTGTATTATAACGCAAAAGGGCTCTAGTGTCAACCAAAGCCC